GGTGGGCGGACGGTAGACATCCACCCGGAGCTTGATCCAGACGGTTCGCCCCGTCTTCGTGAGGTAGCGCTTTCGCATCACATACCCACCCGACCCCTCAGACACGATGCGACGAACGTTCTCATTGTCTTCGTCCACGTCATCGGGATGGGTGATCTCCTTGAAGTGTCGTCCTTGGAGTGCGGGTTCCGTGAACTCCACCAAGTTGCAAAACGCTGGATTGGCGAACTGGATGACTCCCTCCGGAGAAACCAAAGCGAGACCCACTACTGCGTTAGACCACAGCAGCGAAGGTATCGGGTCTCGGAATGGTTCCGGGATGTTCACAGCAGCTCCTTCTCCAGTTGCTGCAAAACCTCGTCTCGAAGATCGGGACTGATCCTCATTCGGTGGATAACGTTCCGGAATCGTTCGGAAGTGTGCTCCAGTTCGAACTTCCGCGCGGACGAGGCTTGGAAGGCCCGGAGAAGGACGGGGACGGTGAATACCGCGGCAACGCTCGCAATTGCCGTGAGCGTTCGAACTACCGTGTCGAGACGATACATCGGCCGCTCGAAGATCCACCAATCCATTAGGTGGGTCCATCCGCATAGGGCAATGAACGAACCCCAGATAACAACCGCTGGCGTCGCGTAGCGAAGTTCCAGAAACTGCCGAAGCAGAGCGCGGTTCCATATCAGAACAACCCCCAACACCTCGTAGGCGAGGAAGGTAAGGAAGTTGGCCATTCGTTGCCAAGGAACCATCTCGGGTGTCTCCGCCCAACCCGGACCGCAGTGCGTTCGAGGCATAAACGGTTCCGAGTCGAACCACCAAAAGATCCAGTCCCACATTGGTGTTTCATTTTAGTCGCTCAGGACGCCGTAAGCAACCAGTGTGGCTGACGGGTTCTCAAGCTCTACGTGTTGGGGTGACGGGGTTTCATTGGTGGTGTGGCGAATGCGGATTTCGTCTCCCGACGTAACCGCAAACGTGTTCGACGTTCCGCCAGCCGCAATCACCGTGTTCCAGGTTCCGGTGTTGTTCAGTTCGACCTGAACGTTGCTCGTCGAATAAGCAGCACCGATCCGAAGCGTGTAGTTGCCCGTGGCTAGAGCCGTGTAGGCGTTCGTCTCGTCGTTGGCTCGAAGATCGCCGCCGAGGTAGAACAACCCGTCATAGTCCCCGCTGGTGGGCGTGACGTCGTGGATCTGTTCGTATCTGCCCACCAACTCGGTCTCGGTGAGGATGTCGTGACGCACCTCCACCTGAACCCGAATCTCGGTTCCCGCCGCAGCTTCGTTCCAGAGCAACAGTCGATTGACGAAGACCGGACCCACGCCCGTCGCCCAAGAACTCGTAAGCACCTCGGTATTCGCGCCGTCAGGATCGACGAAGACGCGAACTCGATACTCGGTGCTGGAATCTACGTTCGAGTCGTCCGACAGAAGCGCCGTGACCTCATCGCCGGTCCGGTAGTCGCGCCGCCACCAACTGACGTTGAACCCAGTGCCGTTCAGCCCACTCCCGTCGGCATCCACGTCCGGCGTCGTGAACGCCGTTCCCGATCCGTTGTGAGTGATCGCGGCGGGCGGGTAGGGCCGAATCGACCGCTTCGCCATCGTCAGACTGATCGCGGTCACCGATCCCGAGAACGTTGCGATGCTCGACCGGGCTCGCAACTCGATGTCCACGTTGTTCGTGTTCGGGAAGTTGGTATCCGTCAGGCCGGACCCAACGAACAGCAGATACACGTCTTCGTTCGCCGGGTGCGACATCTGACCCGTATCCAACGCGCCTCGATACACGTTGTTGAAGTCTACGAGGCTGGCACTGTTCGACGCAGACGAGACCAACATGATCTCCTCGCCGACCATGATCAGGTTGGAGAAGCTCACGCCCAGATCGGAGAGAGTGGCGTTGTCGTTGAACGCGGTCTCGATCTGCGTCTGAGTGCTCGGGTCCGCCGTGACCTGGAAGCTCGACACCGGGTTGGCCTGTCCCGCCCCAAGCGCGCTTGTGAGGCGGCCGATGAACATGAACGCGACCACATCACCCGCATCCGCGTATGTGCCCGAGGGCGTGCCGGAGGCATTGCGCTGCCCGATGTTCACGGCTACCTCAAAGCCCTGCCTACGGGTGGAGCAGAGCACCTTCGTGACGTTCGGGTCGCCTTCGTAGTCTGGATCGCGCGTGATGATCGCCCGAGGAGCCTCCATCGCCAGCTGATCGTCCGTCGCATAGGCTCCGAGTGTGATCGCCGGGTTCGTCCAACCAGTGGTCCCCGGTGAGCCCATGCTCGCCGACTCGTAGTAGAACACGTCCTGAACGACGGTCAGCGCGATCTGGTTGTCCGTGAGCACGCCGTAGTCCACGCGGATGACCCGCATGGGCAGCTGACTGAAGCCGAGCTTCGTGTTCGTCCAAGCCACAACGTCCCCGATCGTGACGTCCCAACTCTCGCGGTTCACGATGAGCGTCGCACGAGCGAGCGGGTAGGACTGCGCGCGGAGATCGCGCCAGGCGATGTTCGAAGCGAGATCGCTGTCCTTCACGCCGGGGTAGGACACCTGCGCCACCACGGCCGTTGGGTTGAGCGACGAGCCGCCGGAACTGATGATCGCGTTCGCCGGGTCTTGGGCAACGGCGTAGCTCTCCTTGTAGTCGTCGTCGCGCTTCGTGTATTTGACCTGGATCTGGTTGGTCGTGTCCTCCCAGCTACCGCGGGTGAACTCTCGAACCTCGATGACGTTGGAGTCGGACAGCTGCAAGACCGAACCAATGCTGTAGTCGTCGCGGATGAGCTTGATCTTCCAGAGACCCGAAGCCTGGTCCAAGAAGACAACCGCATCCATCTGACGTTCAAGCTCCAGCTTCAGTTCCTTCGCCTGAAGCGCCGAGTCCATCACCAACGACCAGCCGTTACTCTCAGCAATGATCGTGTCGGCCGCAGACAAGAAGGACGAGCCCGAGCCCACGTCAATCGTCGCCGGGTCGTAGCCGAATCCCCATTCGGTGTTCGTGAGCAGCTCATACATCACGTTGACCGGGTTCGCGTCAACGGACCCAATCTTGTTCTCGCCGCTGGACTGTCCCGAGAACAGTCCCGGGTAACGCTCCACCTCGAACGACCACGGCTTGATCGTCGTGCTGGAACCGAGATAGGCCCCCGAGAACTGCGCATAGGGGAAGGCCGCTCCGTCCAGCGCTCTCGCGACTAGGTGACAGGTGCCGCTGTATCGAGGAGCGGTGGGCGTCGTCGCAGAGACCTGCTGCCGGTCGGGATCGTCGAGATAGGAGTCAACTCCCTGCGTAGTGCTGCCAGAGTAGAAGTAGACCGAGGCGACGAGACCGCCCTGGCCATACTCGGTTCCACCGAACAACTCTTCTTCGTTGACGTCGAAGCTGGAGCCGTCGGAACTGAGAGTGCCGCTGTAGATTTCGTCTTCGCCCACCCAGACGCGCTTCAGCACGCAGTCCGGCCCACGGCAGATCGCGAACTGCACGCCAAGGTAGTAGCGGAACCCCGTGATCACGCGCTTGCCGGACCACAGACCGCTTTTGAAGAACTTGGAGACGGCTTCTTGGGCGAGGTCGCCATACCAGACGACGTTCGGACCGCGGATACGGTTGCGTCCCCAAAGGATCGGAACCACGCGCCCTTCGGTTGCCGTCGGGAACTGGAAGTCACCGAGCAGAGCCGGCCGCGCGTCCTCGATGTTCGGCTTCGGCCGAAGAAGCTCGGTCAGAACGACGACCGCGACCAGCAGAATGAGGTTCCACAGGATCGCCTGCTGCGGCTCGTTCGGATCGCGCTTCCGCGACACGTCGTAGACGAACGCGCCCCAGATCAGGATGTTCAGAGGAATCCCGATCGCAACCTGAGTCCGCTTGGACTGCTTCTTGAACCAGCTCAGACCTGGCGTTGGGTCGAAGTCCAGCAGATCGTTCTTGGGTTCTTTCATCACAGGCCGGTCTGGAAGGGGTTGCGGTTGGGCACGAACGGGAACCCCCCGAAGTTGATCACGTTGTCGAACGTTGAAGCGCAGTCACCGTCCACGAGGTGATCGCAACCCGCGAACAACTGAACGTTACTGCCCACCGGGCTCTCGAAGAAGGGCAAGAGCAACGTCAGGTCGTCGCCCGACTGGGCAAGCACCAATCGGTAGTCTTCCGTGGCCGGCGGCCGGCAGTAGCCTCCCACGAAGTCGAACCCCGAGGCATCCGCACCCGTGACGGTGATCGTGTTTCCGCTCACCGCACTCACTTCGCCGATGTGGTTGAAGCTACCGGGAGAGACACCACAACTCTCGTCGTAGAGGAAGTGGTTGCACATCCCCATGTAAGTGAAGCGCGGGATGTTCCTGTTCATCGCCGCTTCCGCCGACCTCACGTTGATCTCGGCAGAGTGACCGTCGCGCTGGAATCGGACCGACTGAACGATGCCGTCAAACAACAACACCTGCGTATCGAAAGCCGGCGACTCGTCGCGCTGGTATCGGTAGATCCGAACCGTCGCGCGCTCGCCGGGAACCACGTCGATGTATTGCTGGGCGAACGGCTCGTTGCCAGGGACCGTGATTGTGATGGTCCGGTTCTCCGCGTCTGAACCCTGCTCCACTCGGCTGCGAGCAATAGCCAAAGCGCTGTAGGTCACCGAGCCCACCGTCGTATCCGACGCGCAGCTGGCGTAGCGGTAGACAGTCGAACCCTGGGTGATCTGATACAACTCGATCGGCCGCGAGTCTTGGACGCTACTCTCAAGTGTGTCGAAACTGCTCATCAGTTGTCGTCGAAAACGCGGACTACGGGAATACTACAACGGGCGCGGCCGATACGTTCGTGCTGGATGGTGATCTCGTCCGAGTCAAAGCGCATCACCTCGTAGAACTCGATGCGCTCCACTTCGTCAACGGCCCGGTCGTCGGGCCAGGTCGTGTCCAACGTCAGGCGCTCGACCGACGACGAGACCGACGCTGCCGACTGAACCTCGCGAACAAGGCTGGTGCCATCCGTGAAGGTGATCTTGAACAGGTTCATTCCGACCCTGCTGATCACGTGTCGGACGTATTCGATCGCAACAATGTCGATGGTCGAGGAAGCCGACGTGATGGCCGCTGCCACCGTCAAGTCCTTCTGGAATGTGGGGAGGTAGAACGCTTTTTGGCGACCGGCCAACGCCGTCATGAGCTGTCTGAACGTGTAGACCTCGGCGCGCGTCTTCAGGTAGAAGCCCTTGCGTTGTCCGCGCTTCGCTCGGTCCCAGGGAGACGATTGCGAGATCACCCCGGTCGAGTTGTCGATGCGAACGATCCGCCGCGGGTATTCGGTGGGCACGGGACCGTCCGAGAAGTTGCAATCGTCGAACAGCACTCGCGAGTTGTAGGTGCTCCACCAACCCGGCGTCGTCGAACCCGAAACGGCTCCCGTGTCGTTGTCCGTGACGTAGAACTCGACGTCAAACCGCTCAAGCTCTTTGTAGAAGACCTTGCTGCGCGCGGCTCGTCCGAGAACTGCCGTGCGCAGAGGCATGATCGGCGTGCCGATCGCGTAGCCGTTCGTGGCCGGGTCTCCCGCCGTCATCGACGTAGCGCTCACGGCGGTGATGTTGATCACGTCGAACGTCTCGTTGTCCGAGATCACGACGGCGAGCCCACCCACGCGGAAGTCCACCTCATCGCCGCCGAGGAACTGATACGTGGTTCCACCGGGCGAGACCGAAGCGGTCAACGTGACGCGCTCGTGCCAGAGCGGGAAGCCGAACGTCGAATCCGACCAGTCGAACAACAGCGCAAGCATGCGTTGGCGATCGTTGTCATCGAGCAAGTAGCTCACCTTGAACTTCTGCCGAGGATGGGCGCGAAGGGCCACGCGCTGCTCCGAGCCGTCGAGACCTTCCAGCATGTCAGTAGCCCACTCCAGAGTCTCGACCAACGGCGACTCGTAGATCATCGGCATGAGCACGATGCGCGAGCCGCTGATCGTCAGGGAGACTTCTTCGCCTCCCCCAGAGAAGGTGATGTCTGAATCGAAGCTCGGAAGGCCGTCGCTCGCCGCGACCACTTCGAGCTTCACGATCGTTCCCAGACCCGAACCGCCGCTGTTGTCCGTGGTGGAAGAGTCGAAGGCCGAAGTCTGCGCCTCCACCACGTAAACCGGAGTCATTTCCGGAGTGGTGATGCCTGGTTGGACTGCTGTCAGGTCTACCGTCGTCAGGCTGATGTCTGTCGCGCGATAGGCATTGTAGATTTCGTATTCCTCGGTCACCTCCGTGATCAGGTTGCCGAAGTCGAGCGCCGTTCGCGGAAGGATGTGGAGATCCTCATACCAGTCGGCCCCGGCACCCGCGAGGACTGATTGAACTCCGGCGTATTCGTTCTCCGTGCTGGCTTGACCGTCGGTCTGCGTATCGACGGTAGGTGCTCCCGAAATGAGATCGGGGAGAACGGCGATGGCTGGTCGATCCGTCGTGTTCCAACGGCTGCCGAACGGAGCGGTGCCTCGGTTTTGCCCAATCAGCAGACCGAGGACTGACGCCGATAGCCCGACGCTATCTACTGATCCAGCATACGCCGTTCCTGCCATTACGTGTTTGCCTTATACATCACTCCTGCATAGCCGGAGTATCCGTTGGTGGTGGTGGCGTCGGGAGACTTCCGAGACC